AAGAAGATGGAAAAGAGCCTGGACAAGAATACCAAGGCTGAAAAGAAGTCTGCTAAGAAGGTTGAAGAGCCTGAAGACGATGACGATGAAGAAGAGGATGACGAGGAGGAGGATGATGAGCCTGAAGAGAAGCCCGCAAAGAAGCAGGTGAAAAAGGGTAGCAAGAAGTAAATCTTGGTTCAATACTTTCCATTGTGAGCGGATTCCAAACGGAGTTCGCTCACTTTTTTAATCCATCGTTTTTAAGAAAAGAATTTAATTAAAAAGAAGTAGATATGATTGAAAAGAATTTAGAAGTTTTTGAGCCTGAAAATGGGTTTGTTCAAACAGAGAATTTTGCTAAACAGTATCCAAGAATTAACAATTTTATTCTCAATAACCAAGATGGTTGGGATGAAAGTCGTGATGGTAAGGTTAGAGAAATTTTGGATTTCAAAACAACGCTGCTTAATCCTTATAAAAGGATGGTTGGTGGACAAAAAAGAAACATTAATGTGTTTTTTCTACTTGCTGAAGCGATGTGGATTTTTGCGGGTCATAAGGATGTTTCGTTTCTCACAGCATTCAATAAAAAGATGGGCGATTTTTCGGATGACGGTAATGTATTCCACGCGCCATACGGATTCCGTTTGCGTCACTGGGGAGTTCGTTCTGAAGACAAATTCGTTGAAGAAAATATGCACATTGCTCAAGGGTATGACCAAATTTCTGATGCGGTAAAGATTTTTCAAAATAATCCTAATAGCCGTCAGGTTGTTCTTGCTATTTGGAATCCTGATTTTGACCTTGGTACTATTACTAAGGATATTCCGTGCAACGATATTGTTATAATGAAAATCCGTAATGGTAAACTTTATACAACTGTTCAGAATCGTAGTAATGATTTACATTGGGGATTGCCTACTAATATTTTCCAGTTTGGATTTTTGAGCGAGATTTTGGCTAATGTTCTTGGTGTTACTCTTGGAACGCAAACACATAATTCTCATAGCCTACATATTTATGATTGGAATCAGATAGCGTTTACAATGCAATCTGAATACGAAAGCGGTAATCAAACAACGCTTTATGAAATTCCTAATATAGTCGCTATTCCAATGGATATTGATTTCGATAATCAGATTGCTGGAAATAGATTGAGGGAGGTTGATATTATGATTGAAAGAATTATATCAAACCTTACCAAAATAATTAATGGCGTAGAGCCTAATGAAGAGGAGGTAGCAGATACGATTAGTAAGTCAAAATGGTTTACTTGCGTTTATAGGATGCTTGAAATTTATTTGAATTACAAAAAGGATATTGCTAAGGATTTCAGTGCTGAAGAAAAGAAGGATTGCGCTAAATTTGCCTTGGATTCTATTTACAGCGTTCTTATAAGTAAAGAAATGGAAAATTGGGATATTGGTACATTAGCGGTTAATTTCTTTGCTCATAGAATAGGCGATGAACCAAAACCAGAAATTTTAATTGGTAAGTTATGATTGACGAAAATCTCAGAAATTGGGTTTCAGATAACAAAATGATAATATCGGAGTCATCGCAAGGCGATTCCGATATTATTTTGATTGATGGTGTAGGTAAGTTTCTTTATATACATCCATTTGGCGGTAATATTATTGATGAAGATTTCGGGTTTATAATGTCGGATGAAGAATTTGAATTATGCGACAATAAACAGGTTGATTATATACTATTTGAATTTGGTGGTAAGTTTTATTATTCACCGCTGAAAGAAGATAGGAGTAAGTACAACGAAATAATTTATAAACCTGAATTCAATGATTTCAAATATCTTGGTAAGTGTTCTGAAGATTTAGTTATGCCGTTTGTTCATCTTGGTGTTCACGATGAGTATGAGATGATGAATGGTAGCGGTAATGCTAAATTATGGGCTCAAAAGGCTGCTTTTTTAGGATATAAGGCTTTGGGACTTTCTGATTGTAATACCTTAGCAGGAACACTTGCGTTTCAGGAGGCTTGCGATAAATATAAATTACAACCAGTTATTGGTGAAACCGTAATTGTTGCTAAAAATTATAATCCCGATAGTTCGGTGATGCCTGAAACATTTGAATTGAAGTTATTCGTTACTAATGATGTCGGTTGGAAAAATCTTTTATTTATTAGCAAGGAAATAAATGTGAAATACAAGGGTTTTATTCCCGATGAAATACTTTTCCAATACGCTGATGGATTAGTGGCAGTAATACCACCCGCAAGTCTTTTTAACAACATTAGTAGTGATATAGATTCTACTAATAAATTGATAAAGTTGTATAAGAAACATTTTGTCGATTTATATTATCAAATTGATACAGTTGAATACAATTCTAAAACGCTTTTCAAGAAACATCTTTCAGCAATAGATAGATATTTATGCAATTATCGTAAAAAGATAAAGCCGATTGTTATTAATGATTCTTATTATCTTGATGCGGAAGAACATGAATTAAAATCTATGTTGAATAAAATTACTGGTAAGGTTAATGCTGAATCTGAAGACCAGTATTTCAAAAGCGTTGGAGATACGCTTGCTTCATATGACGATTGGTTTGATGATGTAGAGCCTTTATTTGATGCTATTATTGTCGGTATAGAAAACACAAATAAATTAGCAGAACAATGTAATTTCCGTATCAACAATTCAGATAGAAAAATCCCTAAGTTTGAAGTTGATGACCCTGAAGCGTTTTTCTTTGATGTTCTTCAAAAGGGTATAAATGACAAGTTAGTTGGCAAGATTCCTGAAAAGGATATGGAGCAATATATGAAAAGAATAGAGTTTGAATGTTCAATCATTGTTCCTAATGATTTGTGTTCATATTTACTTATTCTTTGGGATATTATTCAGTGGTGTAAATCTGAGGGATATATGGTTGGTCCAGGTCGTGGTTCTGTTTGTGGTTCGTTAGTAGCGTATTGTATGGACATTACTCAAGTTGACCCTATTCCGAATGGTTTGTATTTTGAAAGATTTTTGAATATTGCTCGTATAGCAGCACACCATAGTTATACATTAACAATGGAAGATGGTTCTGAGTATAAGTTTAATGATGGTGACCGTGTTCCGATAGTTGGCGGAGGTTTTGTTGAAGTTTCTAAGGAAACGAATTGGGATGATTTAGATATTGATGTTAAGGCAATAGTTTTATAAACATATTTATCATGAATTTTACTTGTTTTAATATGGAGTGGGAGCCTACCATGGAAGGTGGTAGGTTAATACACACAAAACAACCTTGGATGTGGTATGACGCAAGTCAAATTTGGGTTAGTGAAAATGAAATGAAGTTATGGGTTGAGAAGAAACCTAATACAATACATCATTGGGATGGTAAAACATATAATCCGAAAATTGCGGTTGGAATAGCGAGGTCTGTGAAAACATTCCTTCGCGGTAACTTTTCAGCAGAAATAATGATGCCAAGCGGTAAAAATCTATGGCCATCGTTTTGGTTAGTTGGAGCAGATAAAGATTGGCCATTATGCGGTGAAATAGATATTGTAGAATCATGGAGTAATCGTTGCAGTAGTTATTTTAGATTCACTATTCCACAGCCTCCGTATTTAGTGCCATCGTGGAAAACTACTACAAATGTGCATTGGTCTGAGAATGGTGAATATAAATATACTGGTTCACGGAGTTTGCCGTTAATATTTTCTTTGAAGAATCCAAGTAATACATTTGTTAAATACGAATTGATTTGGGAATCGGATAGAATTTTGTTTTTAGTTGATGGTAAAACAATTCGTTGTTATGGTTATGATGTAGCGAAACATTTGAGTAATTCACTGCAGAGAGTTATTTTCAATAATTGGGTTCAAGGTGAAGATTGTTCGTTAAAACAACCAATGATTATACGGAATTTTAAATATGAACCATTAGTATGTATTTGATATGAAAGTTAGGTCTGTAAAGGTTAAAAAATTCTATCAAGATACACCCGATATAGATGTCGATTTTGAGCCAGTTGCTCGTGACGCTGTGAAGGATTATATTGTTCGCAAATACGGAAGTGCTTGGTCTTGTAGTGTATCTACTTACACACGTGTGAAGTTGAAAACCGCCATAAAGGATTTTGGTAAGGTTGAGGGATTGCCGTTTGATTTGACCAATAAGGTTACAAAGGATATTGATGACCAAATTGAATACACTTGGGGTGATTTAATAGAATTTGGTTCAAGGTCTAAAACGCTTTATAAATTCATTCAGGAAAATCCTGAAATAATACATTTGACCAAATATGCTTTGATGATACCGAAGGCTGAAAGTATTCACCCTTCTGCTTATATAATAGTACCTAAACAAAATTCAGATGGAGAGAAAACCGATATTTTCAATCTAATGCCTATGAAGGAAATTGATGGGCTTTTAGTTTGTGAATGGGAGGGTAAGTACACTGAAAGTTCTTTGTTCTTGAAAGAGGATATTTTAGGACTATCTCAATTGACTAAGATACACAACATCATGAAGTTAATTGAGAAACATTATGGCACAAAAATAGATGTTACGCAAATTCCGTTTGACGACAAAGAGGTTTTTAAGTTCTTCAAAAGAGGATGGTGTGAAGATGTATTTCAGTTCGGAACAACTGGTTTGATGGGTTATTGTCGTCAGGTTAAACCAAGTCAATTATCGGATTTAATTGCTATGACCGCTTTATTCAGACCTGGTCCAATGGAGAGTAACGCTCATCAAGATTTTGCCGATATTAAGAATGGAAGGAAAAAACCTAAATACGATTATGGTATTCAAAATATAACAGAGGAAACATATTCACTTTTGGTGTACCAAGAGCAAATGATGTCTATCATTCACCAGTTAGGAGGGTTATCGCTTATTGATGCTGAAAATGCGAGAAAATACATCAAGAAAAAGGCTCATAAGGAATTGAATGAGTTGGGTGATAGATTTATAGCAGGTGCTATTAGCAATGGATGTCCTGAAAAAGAGGCTAAGAAGATTTGGGATAAGATGAACGCTTTTAGTTCTTACAGTTTCAATAAGAGTCATGCTGCTGCTTATAGTTATATTTCATATTGGTCAATGTGGTTTAAGGTTAATTATCCGCTTGAATTTTGGACTGTTTCTTTGAGCGAAAGTAAGGAAACTGAAATACCATATAGATTAGCTGAAATGAAAAAGGCTGGAGTTGAGGTTGAAGTAAGACCGCCTGATGTTAATTATTCAACCGATTATTTCACTTGTGACCCCAAGGAGCAACGAATATTCTTCAGTTTGAATAAGATTAAGGGTGTTGGTGATGTAGCGGTTGCTTCATTATTGAAAGAGCGTAACGAACATGGTCAGTTTTTTGATTTCGATGAGTTTCTTTCAAGAGTTCCTGGTAAGGTGAATAAGACTGTTATCAAGGGTTTGATAGTTGGCGGAGCGTTTGATTTATTGTGTGATATAAAACAACCGCGTGATAGAAAGAAATTATTAGAGCGTTATTTGATTGATATCAAAAAAGATTCTGAACTACCTGAGCCGTATAATTCACCCGATTCTTTGACTAATGCATTTTGGATTCAAGAGCAAAAGCGTTTGACTGGTTTTGGTGAAATTGATTACGAAAACTATATAAAGGATTTGATTCCAAATAAGCGGTTTGTAAGTCTTTATGTAGATGAAAACGAATTTGAAAGAGTTCCTGAAAAGAAGGAGGTTGTACTGGCTGGTAAGTTTTTGTTTTATCGTGAAAGTAATACTAAGAATGGTGTTATGGGTACAATACAACTTGATTGTAATAATACCATTATTAATTGCACTATTTGGCCTGATATTTGGCAACTTTATAGGGAAGAAATTGAAGATTACAAGGGTAGGATAATAGCATTAAACGGATTCGCTCAGAAGGACAAGTTCAGAAATGAAAAGCGTTTATTTTCAAATGATAGAACAAAAATTTATGTTATTAGTGAGAGTAAGACAGCGTTAAATAGATTACAAGAATGGCGTAATTCAAAAAAGATTTAATATTATGATTGAAAAAATTGTAAATGGTAGTTATCTAAAAAGGATTGATAACATTATTCAGTGGCAGGAGCGCGATGTGTTTAACAAAGAGAGTGTTTCTCAGCATTCGTACAAAGTGAGCGTTTTTGTTAGGATTTTATTGGAAGATATTTTCAATAATCCTGATTGTAGCAAGAATTTTGAAATTCAAAATTTCAAATTAGATTGCGTAACTCATGCGATGTTTCATGATTGGGATGAGGCGATTTTTATGCGTGATTTATCTCATGCAATTAAGTATAATGATTTCAACGGCAATCAAATTCGTCAGGTTATTGATGATTATGTGAAACACGAATTTGTAAAAGAGTTCGATACCTATCAGGATACATGCGCTTATAAAGTGTTAGCACCAGCGGTAGTTTGTTTGAATCCTTGCGTTAAAAAGGTTGTTAAGTTAGGAGATTGGCTTGCTTTACTTTTTTATTGCAGAAGGGAAATAGCATTAGAAAATGCGAATTTTGAAAAAACATATATGTATTGCCGCCACAGTGTTATTAAAGCAGCGCAAGATGTTGTTGAAGTTATAGACCAAAGATTTGGTATTGATGCGAGTAATTTAATTGAAACTATACAAACAATTCTAAAAAGTTCTGTTTATGGAGAAAATGACTATTGAAGAAGTTTCCGCAATGATGACGGAAATAGAGCAAAAAGAGCCGAATGTCGCACAAGCGATAGGAATGGTTGTTAAACACATACACGGCACCTATTCAGACAAATACGCTAAGGGTCAGGATATGGGTGTTGATACGAAAAAGATGCTTTATCATCCTATTGGCGGTAAATTTATCAACGAATATCAGATTGCCAGATATTTACAGCGTTATGTAACTTCAGGAACAAAGAAAAGCGGTTTATTGATTGATTTGATGAAAATGATTCATTATGCCGTATTTGAAATTGTTCGTAGAATAAACGCTAATCAACTTGAAATGAATGAACCAGCAAATTAAATCGTTATGGACAAAAAAGTAATTAACATCAACGGTAAGCAGTATGTATTAACAATTGGTGATTTCGATAAGGAATTAGATATTGAGGACATCTTGAAAATAGATTATTCTAATTTGATTGGTGAACTCGTTACATTTCCTATTATTGAAAATCGTATTGGTTTAATGCTTGCCGATGCTGAAAGTAAAGTTTCTGAGGTAAAGTTGAACAGAGACATTCTTGAAGCAAAACTCAAAGAAAAATATGCCTTACAATTAGCAGATGAAAACGGAGGTAAAAAGCCGACTGTCGATGCTATCAACGCTGCTGTTATGCAGGATAAGGGGTATCAAGCCGTATGTCGTTCTAAGATTGCTGCGGAAAAAGCAAGAGATTATGCTAATTCTTTGCTTTGGTCTGCTAAATCTAAGTCAAGCAAACTTGAAAAGTTATCCTTAACAATACAAAATCAAGAAGTTCCTGATGAGTTGTTAGAAGGAAAAATCAACAACATAGTTATTAAGAAAACAAAGAGAGTTATTGATTAACAAATACCGATTAAATCATGAGTAAAAATTCACTGAGAGACCAATTCAAACCTACAAGCGTTAAGAGTTTGAAGAGAGTTGCTGAAGAGGATGAAAAGATGTTGGGTATTGGTTCCAACGAATACCTTCAGCTGGAAGACAAGAAAACAATCAAGATTCGTATTTTCCCTGCTCATCCTGGGGTTGAGTCGTTCTACATTCGTCGTAAGTGTTATTGGCTACCATTCCAGCGTAATGATGGTGAAATGGGTCGCACGAGCGTCAATGATTCCGTTATCCACGGTGGCACTAAGATGGATTTGATTGACGAATACATGAAGTTTGCCCGTAAGATTGTTGGCAACGATGCTGATAAGATTGACGCGCTTACTGGCCGTGATGGTCTTACACCTTCTTACAGTTGGATTTGTTATGCTGATAAGGTTCAGCCTGACACTGAATTGAAGGCTAAATTATGGGAGTTCCGTAAGGTTGTCCGTGATGCTTTGAATCGTTTGACCTTTACTGAAGACGATGATGAGGCTATTGAAACTGACCCGTTCACCGATATTGACGAGGGTTTGCCCGTCATGGTGAGTTACAATAAGACACCTAATCGTAAGAAGGGTGAGAATTATTACGATGTAGCATTTGCTAAGAAACCTGTTCCAAGACCTTTGAGCGATGCTGAACTTGAATATTTCAGCACTTTGACTCCTTTGAATGAAGTTCTTGGTAAGTATAGCATTAATGACTTTGAAAGAGCGTTGGCTGGTCTTCAGATTTTCGATGAGGAAAACGAGATTGGTTTGTTTGACAACGATGATTGGCTTGAAAAGGTTGAAGAAATTCGTGCTCAGTATGATTCTGACGATAGCGATGAAGAGAAACCTAAGAAGAAGTCTGTGAAAAAGACTGTAAAGAATCAAGACGATGACGATGATGACGAGCCTGAAGAGAAGCCCGCAAAGAAGTCTAAGAAGCAGGTTGAAGACGATGACGATGAAGATGAAAAGCCGTCAAAGGATTCAGAAGAGGATGAAGAGGATGAAGACGAAGATGAAAACAACGGTGGTGATTCCGATGATGACGATGAATTTGCAGATATGGACAGAAGCGAGTTGAAGAAGTACATCAAGGAAAAAGGCTTAGATGTTTCTGTCAAGAAGTCTATGAGCGATGACGATTTGCGTGAAGCCGTTAGAGCCGCAATGAAGGAAAATTCTGACGATGATGAAGACGATTCAGAAGATGATGAGCCGAAGTCAAAAGTGTCGTTGGCTGATATTCGTAAAAAATTAGCAAGAAAGTAATTTTAGTTGAACATTGAATTTGTTAATTACTTGTATGGGGCTGGATTTCGGTTCAGCCCATCGTTTTTATATAAAAGTATAAATTTCATTATGTTATGGCAAATATTATAGACAAATTAGTGAAAAAATTTGATAGTGATAAAATTATCAAATTTTCAGAAAAAGATTCTTTTTCATCAATGCAATCTTGGGCTCATACTGGTTCACCGAGTTTAGATTTCAACCTTTCAACATTCGGATTGCCTACTGGCATTGTTGAGATTTCTGGTAATAGTCGTTCAGGTAAAACAACAATAGCATTACAATCAATGGCTAATTTTCAAAAAGAGAATGGCGATGATGCTGTATGTGTTATACTATCCAGTGAGAATCGTGATAATAAGGATTACGCAAGGCGTATAGGAGTTAATGTAGATAAGGTGTTAATTGTTAAAATAACCTTTGTAGAAGAAATGTTTATGCTTGTAAAACAAATTATTGACGAGGTTAATGATATATATGACGAGCAGGGTAATAAGGGCAAGCCTAAATTTTTCTTTATATGGGATTCTCTTGGTGCTACATTATCTTTGAATGAAAGAGATACTATGGAGGAAAATGTATCTATGCTGGAAAAGAAAATGCAGAAGGGAGAAACGCTTGATGAGTTAAAGCACGAGAAAATCGGAGTGTTTGCAAAAGAGGCTAAGAAATTTGCAAAATACATTTTGTCGTTAGCGTATAGCAATATCATACATTTTGTAATACTTAATCATGTTTATGATACTATTACTGGTATGGGTATTTCAACTAAGAAAAGCACTGGCGGTGAATGGGTTGCTTATATTCCAACGCTTAGAATTTTGATGCAGATTAAGGGTATGGAAAAAGTTGGTGAAGAGGAGGTTGCT